CATGCCTCCACGAAACGCATGCGCTGCGGTCGCACGCACAGCGCAATGAAGCGCTCGGCCAGCATCAGGTAACTGCCCCACTTCTCGACCAGCTCCTGACGCTGTGCCGAATAGGTTCCGTTGTAGTCCAGGGACAGGCTGGAATAGCTGACGCCGATGCCACCGGCAGCTGCGCGCAACTGCTCCTTCCGCCAGGTGGCGGCATTGGGATTCGGGCGGTCGGTGCCCAGACTCTCAATCGACTCGCCGGGCAACAGATCATCGAAGATCGCACCGGGGGCAAGGCGCAGCTCACGAATCGGAACACCGTCCTGGAGGATGGCCTGGCCGCCCAGATCCGCGCCGTATTGCTCGCCGCTGCCCTTCTTGATCTGGAACGTCATCGACGCCGCCACCTTGGCAGCAATTCGCTCGGATTCTTCGTAGTCCTTAACGTCCTCAAAACGGGACATGGCGCTCGCGAACACGCTGAGCCCCCGCACCTGGTGCAGGCGCTTCATCAGCGCGATGCAGTGCATGAACTCGGCAGAGACCCGCTTGGTTTCAAGCCGCGTGCCCATCGGATCGCCTGGATGACTCTTGTAGACGTGGAACGCGATAGGCCGCCCCCAGGCGTTGCGCTCGACACCTTGCAGGATGTTGCGTGCCGGATCGTTGAAGTCCAACGGCACCAGGTCGGCTTCCAGCATCTCGAAGCTGTACGGCACAACGGTGCCGTGCTCGAAGTACGGCACGGTGCCGATCAGGTCCTGGTAGAACGCATCACCGTCGCGGAACCAGCTGCGTGCCAGCAGCTGCTGGCACATGCCGTAGTCGTGCGTGCGGGTGGCCTCGGGCGCGTCCCACCAAGCGTCCCAGAGGTCGTCCAGCTGTAGTGCCAGATCGCGGTTGATCGGCTGCCCGGGAAGCCGAGGTGCCGAGAGCACGTCGATGCCTGCGCCAACCGTGTTCTGGACCAGGACGTTCAGTGCGTTGTCCGCCAGATCAAGGTCACGCTCCAGATGGCGAGCTTGATCCCGAAGCTGGCGCGCATCCATGCCTGCGATGGCATTGCCACTACCCCAGTCCCTCGCCAGCTTCCGGTTTCGCGACGGCCGCGTGACTTCGTGCGCGCGGGCGATGACCGGAGCCATCTGTGCCCGCGCCGATTGAATGGCGCGATCCGCGCCGAGTGCGGCGTCCAATCGTGCCTTGGCGATCTGCGCGGATGACATCAGGTCACCCCACCGAAGTCGCCATAGGCCCAGCGCGCCCGCCGACCGGCAGGCGAGGCTGCACGCAGAACCGCGGCCTGCCACTCTTTTCGACCGGAACGAATCTCAGCCAGGTCCGCTCGGGTCAACTGGCGATCACCGATGCGAACGGTCTGGCCTGAAAGGACGGCGACCTCCGCGTCGATGTAGAAATCCAGCATTTCCTGAGCAGTCTTCATGACTACATAGGCTAGGCACACGACTGTCCACGTTCTAGGCAAACTCGTGGACAGTGGTGGTCGCAACTCACTGATCTACAAAGAAAGAAAAACTATTTTGTCTCCACTTTTGTCAAAGTCGTGGACAGTTGCCCTTTCGTGGCCCTCGGTAGCCCTCCCGGGAACAGGTCGTGGAGCTTCGCCCGGGAAAGGTCAAACTTGGACATGACCTGTTTCACGGGAATCCCAGCTACCAGCGCCGCTCTTATTTCAGCCATCGGGTACTCTCGAGGCGCCGCAGGGAAATATGGTCGCTCACCGGCAAAGCACTGCATCACTGATTCAACGAACGGCAGCGCCATGCGTTCGCTGATTCCGATGTCGGCCCGCATTGCGGCTAGGATCCGCTCCCTCAGCTCTTCGGCTGACTCGGTACGTTTTGCCATTACAGCGCCCACCCATCTCGCGCCAGTCCGCTGCTACGCGGCCGTACCTGTTGCGTTCCACGCGAAACACTCTTCGCCTCGACCTCCGCAGGCGCTACCTCTGTTTCACGGGAATCCGAGCTGTTCACGGTCAGCAGCAGGCGGGCCTCCAGCACGTCCCAGTCTGCGCGCGTGTAGCGATGCAGCCGGACCTCCGGGTGGTGCGCGGCAGCATAGGCATAGACCCAAGTGTCCAGCGGCTCGTTACGTGTAACCCTCTTCTCGAATCGGTTCTTCACCGGGTTGTAGACCTCCGACACCAACCCGGGGAAGTACTCATCTGGCAGCTCATCACTGAAGTGCACCAGGCGCGACTCGACGGCGCGCTCTGCATCGGCGGAGAGGCGGCTGTACAGATAGTGCTTCGCGGCCACGGTGCCGACGTGGTGGATGGTGATGCCACGCTTGTCCGTTTTGCCGTTCCAGGTCACGTCAGCCAGCTTTCCCTTCGACAACACCGGCGCGTTGTTCGGAACGGCGCCGAAAATGCACATGGGCCTGGTGACACGACGCTGGCGCACGAAGTTCTTTACTGCCTCCGTGCGGTGGCCACCGGCATCGATAGCAACTGCCATCGGCCGCAGAAGAGCGCCGTCCGCTCGCTCGATGGCGCGGTTCAGCAGATCCGTCAGCGCAACCCACACAGCATCCTCTGCGGGATCGCCTTGCAGTTCCACATAGTCGAGGGTCCAGGCGGTCATACCACGCCCCCAGCCAATGGTGTGGACCGCCAAGCGTCCATCCTGGGTATCGACACCCACTGTCACCGCCAGCACCCCGAGGGGAGCCAAGCGCAGGGCATAGGGCTCGGCGCGATCCTTGATCACGTTGTGCTTGACCGCGCGCATCGACGGGTCTTCCCACGTCTCGGCCAGCCGGTCATTCACGAAAGTCTTGAGGGAGGCAGGATCACCCTGCGCCTCCAGCCACTCCTTCACCAGGTCCAGCCAGCGCGGTCCCAGGCCGAACTGGTAGTACAGGCAATTGATCGTGTAGCCGCGAATCGGCGAATCCGGGTTGGCCGCCACCCAGCGCCCGTTGGCAATCATGTCGGTCTTGAAGTGTTCCTCGATGGCGACACCGCACTCGCAGCACGCGTACCACGCGTGGCTCTTGTCGGGCGACCATACCAGGCCGCTCCACTGCAGCGCCTGGTAATGGCCGCAGTGGGGGCACGGTACGTGATACCGGCGCTGGTCGCTCTTGTCGTACAGCTTCGCAATCCGGCTGAGTCCGGCGATGCCAGGCGTGCTGATGTACTGGCGCTTGTAGGTGGTCGGGAAGGACGATGTGCGGCCGTCCAGCATCTTCACCGGATCGTCGCCGGTGGAGAGCTGCTGTGGCGCCTCATCGATCTCATCCACCTGCAGGTACTTCACCGTCGAGGACTTCAGGCGCTGCGGGCTACCCATGTGCTCCACGAACAGCTGCCCACCAGCGAAGTCCTTGAACGTGCGCTGGTTCGCGCTGTCGCGGCTGGCGGTGCTGGTCAGCGCTTTCTTAACTGCTGCGCAGACCTCGATCATCGGGTTCAGCTTCTGGGCGATCCACTTGTTCATGGACACCTCACCCGGCAGCGCATACATCATCGGGCCCGGCGCATAGTCCATCCAGTAGGCCATGGCATTGGTCGCCAGCTGGCTTTTGCCGAACTGGATCGGGAACATGCAGACCTGGTCATGCACCGGGCTGCGGGCGGACATGTTGTCCATCGGCTCACGCAGTGGCGGGTTGCGGTCCGTCACCCAGCGCCCGGGCTTGCTGCCGCTCTTGGTGGACAGGCGCATGTGTTCGTCGCACCACTGCGAAACGCTCATGGGCCGCCGCGGCTGCAGCGAGCGCGCCAGCACCGACGCCAGGCAGCTCTGTGCCTCCATCATTCCGCAGCCTCCGCTGCCTTGGCCGCCAACGTGCGGAAGCCCTGGCTGAGTTCTTCCAAGGCGTGGCTCACCTCATCCCAGACCAGCCGCCGGCAACCGGCCTCATCCAGCGTTGCGGCGAGCTGCGGCGCCAGCGTGTCGGCCAGGCGCTCCATCGCACCACGGAACGTCGTCGCATGCTCAGCGAGGAATGCCTCCACGTCCGCGCGCGGAAGCAGCAGCCCCAGCTCCTTCTGCAGCGCGATGTGCGCCATGTGCGCGTCGGTCTCGGCCTTGTCGGCCAGCGCCTTGGCCTTGCGCGCGGAATCCGGCGTCTGCGGGCGGCCGGCGCGTGAGGGCCTGGCATCGTCGTCGTCACCGTCCTCTTCATCGTCATCGATGTCGGCGTCGCCAGCGCTGGCCGCCTCCCCACTCCCCACCAGCGCGCTGCCGCGCTCATCTGCGTGGCGCTGGGCCACACCGGCATAGACCGGGTCTGCGGTGCGAGCGTAGAGCTCCAGGGAGGCTGCCTTCAGGAATCCCTTGCCGCCCTCGCCCACCACCACCCTGCCCTTCTTCCTCAGCTCGACCACGTAGGACGGCTTGCAGCCGATCAGCGAGGCCAGCTCCTTGCCAGTGATCGTGACGTCTCCCTCAGACATTACTACCCCCTTCTCCATTTCCTTCGAAGATCGTTAAAGCGGAAAAACGCGCGCGCGTGAGCATGTGCGGGCTGTGCGGTGGCGTGTGCGGGATGCGATAGCCGCTGAATCGACGTGGCACAAGGCGTGAGCGGCGTGTGCGGGATGTGCGGTCACCCACATACGCACGCGAGGCGCATTGCGACGTGGCAACGCGATACCCGTTCGCGCCCGCGCCCGCCCATGTAGGCCGATGCCCGCACGTCCCGCACACGCCTACTGCCGCAAGCGATTCACGGCAATTCAATGCCCGCACATCTGCCCGCACATCCCGCACTCCCCGCACGTCAATGGCCGTAGTGATCACGCACGCCCCTTGTAGTCGGAGTACATGCGGCGGAAGGACACGACCTGGTCGCCCAGCCATGCTGCCTCTGTCTTCCCGTCTGGCACCGTGCAATCGCCGAGCATCAGGAAGCCATGTGGCCCGTTCACGGTCTGCTCGATCTGGTAGCGCTTCCGAGCCCGGTCGGGGTGGATGATCTGGCGCTTGCGCACCAGCGCGTTGATGAACTTTGGTGACGGTGCCGGGCGCGGCAGGCCCTCACGCGCGCACCAGGCCTTGTAGACCTCGTACCACTCTTTCGACAGCGCCGGCATGGGTTTCAGCCCAGGAATGTCATCGCCGTAGAGCTCGTCCAGGAACCGCTGTGGGCTGTCCTGGCTCAAGCCGATCAGCTCTTCCTTGGCCTGCGTCATCGGAGGGTTGGTGCCGTTGGTGAAGCCGGTCAGGTCAACCTGCAGCAGGTAGTGGTGCAACGCTGCCGTCGCGCCGTTGCGAATATCGGCCAGCACCTCGGTGTAGAACTCCAGGCTCAGCTTGTCCGGGGTCCAGATCACCGCATGGCGGCGGTCATCCTCTTCCAGCACGACCGGCATCGCCTCGTTTGAGAGGAACACCAGGTTGGCGTGGTTGTCTTCTTCGTAGGCCTGGATGTTCTTCGGGTTGATGCGGATGCGGTCGCCCGTGATCAGCGCCTTGAGCTTGTTCTTGAGGTGGTAGACCTCGGTGCGTGCAACCACTTCGTCCGCCAGCAGGAACAGTTTGCGGCTTGCCCAGTCGTTGAACTTGTCTTCCAGGGCGGCCTGGTCAAGCACCCGGCCGTACTCACCGTAGAGCTTCATGTACTCATCGAAGAACATGTTCTTACCGGTGCCCTGCGGACCATGGATGACGATGGTCGATTTCATCTTGGCGCCAGGATGCTGCAGCGGGTATGCAAGCCACTTGACCACCCAGTCGTACAGCGCCTTCTGGTTGGCCTCGTTGCCGCACATGTGCCAGAGCAGCTGCAGCAGACGGTCGCAGTTGCCCTCCTCCGGCACCGTCGGCCAACCTGCGAAGAGATTGCAGGTCACGCCCGGCTTCTCGCCCGAGGGGTCGAAGTCGACCTCGCGGACACGCACGATCGACCGATCCGAATGCTCAATCCACGCGCGGTGCAGTTCTTTGCGCACGCACGCATCGCGCATATCACCC